GGTAACGCGCCACCCCAAAGCATTTCTAGCGGGAAAATATTCTCAAATCGCCAGTAAATAGTGAATAAATAGCTATTTTCGCTGTTGGCCGAAGGCCAATTGTACCAAATAGTTAGCAGATTGACTAAGTTTGTCCAGAACGCTAGAAAACAGGCATGGTAGCGACAACTCACAAGTTTGAGGACGGCAATTTCCTTCTGTCTCAGAGAGAGGCAGCGGTACTGGCCGGTGTTACCGCTGTGACCTTATATAATTGGGATCAAGAGGAAAATCCGCCACCTAGGACACCGACCGGTGCCTATCCGGCCAGAGAATTCGGCGAGTGGATGCGCAAGCGCCAGATTACCAAGCGTGGTCGCGGATTCGGCGAGAATTATCCTTTTGCTCCAGAGGGTTGGCGTCCCGGCCATGCCACAGCCAAGCCGATCAGACTGCCGGGATTACCGGGGCTTCCCGAACCGCAAGCTGACACAACCAAGACGGATACCGAGATCAGGGTGAATACCGCCCGCGCTGAGAAGCTGGAAATGGAAAACATGGTGGCTGCCGGTCAACTAGTGCCTGTTGCCGATGTTGAAACCGGCCTCAGTCAAATGATCGTGAGGGTAAAGAACCGACTCCTTCGCCTTCCGGTTGCGCTGGCGGCACTTGTTCTCGGTGACGACGATGTGTATTCGATCCAGAGCAAGCTGAAAGACGGCATTTACGATGCTCTGTCAGAAGTTTCAGTGGATTGGAAATCAGCGGGGGCCGAGAATGATCCAACAGAAACCGACTGAATACTGGATTGGCGTAATTGCCGTGGCATTGTACGTTGTTACGCGCAACGCCGAGGCCGATCCTATCCTCAAGCGTATCGTCAAGACTGTCGTTTCAGGCGGGTTGACCGTATCCCTATCCCCGACTATCGCTGACTATATCCATGCCAACGAAACATGGGCGGCTGTGATCATCATGGCTATCGGTTTCATGGTACTGGACGTTTTCACGATGACGGTCGGGAACCGCAAATTCCTGCAATCCATCATCCGCAACCGTATCGCAGGGGCAACGAAAGATGATGACAAATCTTAAAATAGCGATCAAGCGGTCAGAGCCACTTCTGGTGTTTGTCAGTTTTGCGCTATTGATGATCCTGTTGCAAAACCACTCAAACTGTCTCTTGGAGGGGCAAATCCATGACTTTTTCCTTCGGTTCCCGCACTGAGCGAAATATCCACGGCTTGAATCCCAAGTTGGTGGAGGTGATCCGCCAAGCCTTGACGATCACGCCGGTCGACTTCGGCGTTCTCGACCTCGGCGGCATCCGCAACGCGGCACAACAGCACAGCCTTTATGTGCAAGGGCGTTTCGGCAACCCCGGCAAAACCGTTACCGACAAAAGCGGTGCCCCCGGCGATGAATCCGTCCATCAGTCTGGCAACGCCGTTGATCTGGTGCCGTTTATGAACGGGGCACCCACTTGGAATTGGGAATTTATTTTCCCGGTAATTCAATCGGTCGCACTTGCTGCCCGCGCCGAGGGAGTTTCGCTTCGCTGGGGCGGTGTTTGGGATCGTAAGTTGGAGGATTTGAACGCTGAAGACCTCCACGGCGAAGTCGCCGCCTACTGTCAGCGCCACCCCGGCCCCGATCACATTGACGGGCCACATATCGAATATTTGGGAGAAATCGAATGAACCTCGACGGGTCCAAAACCTACCTTGTTTCCGGCCTCGGCATTGCGCTGGCAGTTGCCGTCAACGTGTTTGGTGTGTCCATCCCCGGCGTTGCTGCCGATCCTTCGTGGATCAACCATCTGGTGCTGCCGTTGCTGCTGACGGTCACCGGGCGCTCCGCGCTGAAGAAACTCGGTGCCTAAGTTTGCCGACATAAACGCGGTCATTGAACGGGCGATGGAGTTATTTGCTCCACCGCCCGATCTCACTGTTTCTCAGTGGGCTGACAAATATCGTCGTCTATCCCCTGAGTCCTCGGCCAGCCCCGGTATCTATCGCACCGAACGCACTGAATACATGCGTGAGCCGATGGACATGATCGGTCGGCCCGGTGTCCGTATCGTATCCCTCATGGCGTCGGCACAGGTCGCTAAATCCACATTCCTTGAAAATACTCTTGGCTATTTGATGCACCAAGACCCATGCCCGATCATGGTGGTGCAACCGACCATCGACTCAGTTAAAATGTTCTCAAAAGAACGTCTCGCCCCGATGCTCCGCGATACACCGGTATTGCGCGGGCTGGTGAAAGAGGCTCGTAGCCGCGATAGCGGTAACACCCTTATGGCTAAATCGTTCCCCGGTGGAACATTGGCGATGGTTGGTTCAAATGCTCCTGCCGGTCTGGCGTCGAGGCCGATCAGGGCAGTATTATTTGATGAAGTCGACCGATTTGAATTATCTGCCGGTACCGAGGGTGATCCGATCAACCTTGCGATCAAGCGCACCACGACATTTTGGAACCGTATTATCGCTATGGTGTCGACGCCGGGCGATAAAGGCTCAAGCCGGATCGAAATGGCATTTGAGGCCGGTGACAAGCGCCGCTATTGGTGCCCGTGCCCTGACTGCAAGGAATATCAGACCCTCAAGTGGTCATCGGTGGTCTGGCAGGATGGTGATGCCGACACTGCCCGCTATATCTGTGAGCATTGCGGTAGCGTTTGGGATGATTCCCGCAGAAATATCGCCGTCCGTCGAGGTGAATGGCGGGCTGAGAAGCCCTTTAACGGTAACGTCAGTTATCACCTGAATCAGCTTTATTCCCCGTTTGCACCTCTGGCTGACGGTGTGCGAGACTTCCTCGCGGCCAAGGGTAACGCTAATTTGCTCAAGACTTGGGTAAATACGTTTCTCGGCGAGACTTGGGAGGACGTTGGTAAGCGCCTTGAATGGTCTGACATCATGGGTCACCGGGAAGAATACCCAAACAAGGTGCCGCCCGAAGTCACGCTAATTACTGGTGCAGTCGACACTCAGGATGATCGTTTCGAAGTTGAATTTGTCGGCTGGGGCGATGATCACAAGTCGTGGTCGCTGGGATACCACAAGATTTACGGTGATTTGTCGACACCGGCACCGTGGCAGGAATTGCGATCTCTGCTGGGGCAGACATGGGTGCATCCGATATTTGGTGAAATGTCCTGCCGGATGACCTGCATGGACTCTGGTGGTCACTATACATCATCGGTCTATAAATTTACTCAGTCGACAACCCGTGTCGCGGCTGTCAAAGGCGTCAGCGGTTTCGGTAAGCCGATGGTTGGTACAGCATCCCGAAATAACCTCGACGGGGCACAGGTATTTATGCTGGGTGTGGACACGATCAAGGAATTGGTTGTCGCACGACTGAAGGTCGCCAAAACAACCGAGGCCGGATACTGTGCCTTCCCTGAAGATCGGGAGGAAGAATATTTCCGAGGGCTGACGGCTGAAACGCTGATCACCAGATTGGTCAAGGGCTTCAAGAAACAGGAATGGGTCAAGATCAGGCCGAGGAACGAACCTTTCGACTTGAGGGTATATGCCACGGCAGCCCTCGAAATGCTTCAGGTCGACCTTGGGGCACAGCGGCGGGCAGCATTGCGAATTGCACTTCGCCGTGTTACTAGGCAAGCTGAAGATCAGGCACCAGCGGCAAAGGCCAAGGCCAAGAAACAGTCGACCGGGCGCGATGATTGGGTCAACGGGTGGAAACATGACTAGCAATCCTTTCGACGCTGCCGCCTCGCCAATCGGTAACCCTGTGACCATCATCGCCGGTTCCTATATCAACTGGCGGAAATCCTTCGACTATGATTCGGCGCTTTTCGTCGTCTATTGCTCTTTCCGTATGACCGGTGAACCGCTCCACAAGATTACCGGTGTTTACCAGAGTGGTGGATATTGGTCATTTGCAATCCCCTCGGTCACCTCGGCAAATTGGACGGTTGGGCAGTATGCAATTGACTACAGCGTCAAGCGTATTTCCGATTCCGAGGAAGCTATTGTTGAGTCGGGCCAGATTGAAATCACCTTGCCTGCAAGTGATCGCCGTATCCATGCGCAGATCATGCTGGCAAAGATCGAAAGCATCCTTGAAAATCGGGCTGACAATGATGTCGATTCTTATTCGATCTCGGGCCGGTCGATTTCCAAGATGCCGATCACCGAATTGCGCAAGTGGCGCGAATACTACAAATCTGAGATCGCCGAGAATTCGACGGGCCGGAAAACCAATAAAGTGAAGGTGATGTTCGGATGAAATGGAATCCCTTTTCCCGCGCCCCGGCACCGGCAGTCGTGCGCCAAGAGCCAACTGTGGCCCGTCGCCGGTCCTATCAGGCCGCGCAGTCTGTGGCCCGCTACAGCGACTTCGACACCTCGGAAGGCTCCGCAGATACCGAGTTGTCCATCGGCCTTCAGAAGGTGCGCGCCAAGGCTCGGTCGCTGGGTCGCAATTCCTCGGCCATGAAGCGGTATATCCACCTGATGCAGGTCAACGTGGTTGGGCCGGGTGGCTTCCATTATCAGTGCCGGGTGCGCAAGCAAGATGCGACCTTGGACACATCGCTGAATTCCCGCGTCGAGAATGCTTGGTTTGCGTTCTGCCAATCGCCGATGGCGAACAAGAAACACAAGATGCGTGATCTCGACCGGCTAGCAATGGCGTCGATTTGCCGCGATGGTGAATTCTTCGCAGAGTATATCTATGACCTGAGTTTCAGCAAATTTGCGGATGGAATTGCTGTTCATCCGATTGAAGCTGATATGTTGGATCACACCCTGAATACGATCAACACCGCCAACGGCAATCGGATCAAGCTGGGTGTTGAAATGGACGACCTGGATACGCCGGTTGCCTATTGGTTTTTCACTTCCCATCCCGGTGACTTCGGGTGGACGGTGAATAATGCCAAGAATCGCCACCGGCGAATCCCTGCCGAACGAATCATTCACGTCTATGACGAATTGCGTGTCGGCCAGTCGCGTGGTGAACCTCCAACGTCATCGGTCGTCAACACGATCAAGATGCTTGATGGGTACCGTGAGGCCGAGGTGACCGGTCGCCGCGTCATGGCAGCACAGGGCGGCTTCATCGAAACAGAGATCGGTGCGGCTTCCAATATCGACGCTCTGGCCGATGGTACCGAGACTGATGATGAAGACTCTGATCTGGTGATGTCGCTTGAACCGGGTACCTATCGCAGCCTCAAGCCCGGTCAGAGTTTCAAGGTCGCAAATCCCGGCGGCTCCGTCACCGACTTTGCCGACTTCGACACCCAACTGAAAAAAGATATCAGCATGGGTGTGAACATCAGCAATATGTCGCTCGGTATGGAAGTGGGTGGCGTCAGCTATTCTGGCGGTCGGACGGTCACGATTGAGGACCGGGATACCTATAAATCCATGCAGGTATTTATTATCGACAACCTGAAGGAACCGATATTTAAAGAGTGGCTGAAAATGCACCTCTTGCGTCCTGATGCGCAGATTCCGCCCTCCAAGGGTCCTGCAATCCTGTTTAACTCGACCTTCCGAGGCCGGGGCTGGGATTGGGTTGATCCTGCCAAGGATATCAAGGCCAACGCCGAGGCTTTGCGCACCCGTCAAACATCGCTGTCCAGAATTGCGGCGGATCGCGGAATGGACGTGACCGATTTGATCCTTGAGATCAAGTCAGATGAAGAATTGCTGAAGGCGGCTGGTTTGACACTGACCACTGATGCTGTTACAACGCCCGTTAAACCGCCGAAGGGTTCAACAAATGCCGCCTGATCAAATCCACGCTGAGATTCGTTCGGATTTCATTGTCGCCGCAGAACGCAGCGCGGCTGATCCGAACGTCATCACCTTTCCGCTTTCTTCGGAAGCCCCGTTTCGGCGCTGGGATGGTTTTGAAATCCTCGACCATACCTCTGAGGCCGTCGACCTGTCATTCCTCAATTCCGGCAATGCTCCGCTCTTGGATAGCCATTGCCGCGATGAATTGGAGTGTCAGATCGGCGTGATCCAACGGGCTTGGCTCAAAGATGGGCGGCTTTACGTCGAGGTGCGCTTTTCCCGCAAGGAAGGTGCCCAAGAGATTCTGACTGACATCATGGACGGTATTATCCGTAACGTGTCGGTCGGTTATGATATTCTCGCTGTCGGGCCGCTGAGTCCTGATACGGGGGAATACCGCGTGACGCGGTGGAAGCCGACCGAGGCTTCTTTCGTCACAGTCCCGGCTGATGCCACAGTTGGTATTGGACGCAACGCAACCGCTATGAGGGGCCAACAAATGCCGCCTGATCAAATCGAAACGACACCGGCTGCTGTTGCGCCGGTTGCCGCCGCTGCCGCGCCCGCACAGGTCGCCGCGCCGAACGCCGCCCCGGCACCTGTGAATCGTGGTGCCGAGATCGCTGACGCCACTCGCGAAATCTACGCGCTGGCCCGCAGCCACAACCAATTCGATCTGGCTGAAGGCCACATTGATGCGGCAATCCGTGCCGGTCAGGTTCCGTCGCTGGCAGCGTTCCGTGGTGTCCTGCGGGCCGCAATCCCTGCTGACGTGCCGCTGGTGAATCGCAATATCGGCCTGACCCAGCGCGAACAACAGTGCTTCTCTGTGCTGCGGCTCGCCTCGACGCTGGCTGATAATGCCACGGCTTCTGATCTGCGCCTGTCGCAGTTTGAACGGGAAGCCTGCGAGGCTGCCGCCCGCAATGCCGAGGTGTCGCGGTCTGGCTACATGCTGCCGATGGACCTGATGGATTCGTGGTCGAATTTCAGCATGGGTGGCGAACAGGTGCGCGGCGCTGGTGAGATGCAGCAACGGGCCGCTGTCTCGACCGGCGTTCAAACGCAGGTGCAATTTACCCAGCACCTCGGCGACCGGTTTATCGACAACCTGCGCAACGCTTCCTCGGTTTTGCAAGCCGGTGTGACCGTCCTCGGTGGCCTCGACGCCAACGTTGAAATCCCCGGTGGCAACGCAAATACTGCGGGCGCGTGGCTGGCGGCTGAAGATGCGAACGCGGCTGAAACCGTGCCGACCTTCCGCAAGATCACCCTCTCGCTGAAGGACGTGGCCGGTTATACCGATCTGACGCGCCGGATGATGATACAGTCGTCGATTGACGTGGAAGCCTATATCCGCGCCCAACTGACTCGGTCGATGATTGAATCCATCGACCTCGCCGGTCTGGCCGGTTCCGGTGCCGCTGGTGTCCCGCTCGGCGTGAAAAACACCGCTGGTATCGGCGCTGTTTCCTACGCCGCCGTTGGCCCGCTGCCGATCTGGTCGGAAATCGTTGCGATGGAAACTGCCGTTGCCAACGCCAACGCCCTCTTGGGTAATACCGCGTACATCGGCCCGACCTCGCTGCGCGGCTACCTGAAAACCACGGAAAAAGCGGCTTCCTCGGGTGCCCGCTTCATCATGGACTCCAACGATTCCGGCCTCAACGGCTACAAATACGTGGCGTCCAACCAAGTCATCGCCGCCGACCTCTATTTCGGCAATTGGTCTGACTTGCTGATGGGTATGTGGGGTGGCCTGAGCCTCGACCGTGACCTTGCCGCCAAATTCTTGTCTGGTGGTGTCCGTATCCGTGCAATCCAGTCGGTCGACTTCGCCGTCGCCCGTGTCGGCTCCTTCTGCATCGGCAACTGATCGCTGATCAACTAAGGGGCGGTATTAGCCGCCCCTTTTATCCTCTGAGGGGAAAATCATGGAAAACGACAAGCCGAACCTGAAGGTTCTGAATTGCATTGCGGTCAATGGTGTCCCGATGCTGGTAGGGCGAGTGTTTTCCAAGGATTTGATCGCCACCACGGGCAACTGGTATGACTTGGTGACGATGGTACCCCATCCGCGACTTGAAGAAACCGATGAACCGGTCAATGACGATCTCTATGACGCAGAAACCGGCAGCCTGTTGCCACCTCAACCACCAACCGAATAAGGACGCTATCATGGCAAATTACGATGATCCGAAAAAACCGAACCTGAAGGTTCTTGTTCCCATCGCTGTTGGTGGCATTCCGATGCTGACCGGGCGCGTATTCCCCAAGAACCTGATCGGCACCAAAGGCGACTGGCAGGAATTGCTGGTGATGACGCCGCCCCGGTTGGAACAAACCGATGAACGCACCAATGACTATCTCTATGATTCGGAAACCGGCAAACTGCTGCCGCCCGAATCTGTTGAGAAGCCCGGTCGCGCTCCCAAGCTGCCCGCGTGATCTGACATGGTGATGTCGTGCCTCGACACCGATCTGGCGGCGCTATTTTCTTCGAAGGAATTCGGGGAGGATCGCGGCAGTGTGATCATCAATGGTGTCG